AGTTATGGGTCGTGGTTGTTCCGTGGTAAACGTAGTCATTGCTATCAGACTTAATAAATACATCGTAGCTAGGGCTCTTTTCTGAGTCACCCCAGGCCACCTGTACAATGCTTCCATTGGCAACCACAGCGCCTGACACCAAGATTGGCTCTGGTACTGGCAATTCTCTTATTGGCGCCCAGGAAGAATATCTATTCTGGTCCTCAGATATGATTCGATATCTAGCAACATACCCATACGAACCATCAGACAACTTACCTACTGGGGGGAGGTCTTCCTTTGCAAAGATAACCTTCTGTTGTCCTCTAGGCATTAAGCCACGTCCATTCCATATCTAAATTCTACAATGTTTGAGGTGTTGGGTTCTTTTGTGATAGGCTGGCCAGTATCAGTTCGAATGACTGAATACCCCGTCATTCCGTAGAGAGGGTTTTGCGAGGTAAGGTTCTCTAGTCTAAACCCATCTAAGGAGAGGTAGAATCTGTTAGAGGGCGCTGACGCGGTTCCTGAGGCGGTGGAGGTCTGGTCTGCGTCTACGAGATCAAAAGATACAGAGTAATCAGAGAGATCGCCATCATCAGTAACCGATGTAACTTTTATCTCTCCATCATAAGGAGCTCCTAGTCCGTCAATCTCGACAAGATCTCCCACAGATAGTCCGTGTGATTGGTCGAGCGTTATTGTGGCAACATTGCTAACGATCTCTTCGGCAGTAATGGCGTAGGAAGCTATGATGGATGCATAAATCTTTAGATTATTAATTGTATTCCATGTGAACGCGGGGCTCTTAGCTAGATCTCCTATAGACTTTGTAGCAACATAGTATCTATTTGAGTTAAAATCGACGGCGGAAGCTATCACGTCCTCCACCTGGCCAGGGGCAATCCTTGCCTCAAATCTTGCAAAGTTTTCTGGGTCGAGGTTGTCACTAGAGGCAAATTCCATAAGAATTCTAACTTCGCTAATAGTTGTGGTCTGCTCAAAGCTTTTGTTCATGATAGAGAAGGCCAGCTGTAAACGATCTTCCGCAGAGTTTTTGTTAAAATTGGGAGAAATCCCTGTAAGGTGAATATGATTGGCCCAATACTCTCCAACATCAGCCGTCTTAACAACAAGGTTTGTCCCATTGTATTCCAAAAATGACATATTTCCAGCAACCATTAAGGTTCTGTCTAGGAACCTGGGGAGCTCAAACTTAGTACTTCTGGCATCACTGTTGAAGGCTGAGTTGTCTGAGTTGGTTCTGAACGCAGGAATGGGTTCAGACAGTAGGTCTAGAGGGTTAATAACGCTTCCCTCAATCGCACCATTCAATGGTGAAACGATGGTGCTAAGTCCTGAGGCTGTGACGTCGTCGTGGTACTCCCAGTTCTCGGATTCAGAAAAGGTGTAGATCATTTTACTGTCTTGGGTTCCTGCCGCAGGATTAGATTTTGCAGAGAATACCCCCACCTCGGTAAAAAGGTATCTCTGGTCTCCTGGTAGCTCTGCCGCAAAGACAATGTTTGCTGCGCCTGCCTCATCGTAAACATATCCTCTTGAGCTAATGGGGATTCTCAAAACCTCAAAGTCTAGCTTTTGCTTTTCTGAATAGTCAGCAAAGTCGTCTACTTCCTCTAGTGGTCGGGCCCCTACACCCAAAGCGATATGTGAGGCGTAGGCTGGTGCCTGGCCAATAAGGTATTTAGCTAAAATTGTTTTTCCGGTATTAGTTATCAAGATTCCTCCATATACATTGTATCACCAAACACGGCGCCTCTTTTTAGGATCTCGATATCTACCCGTTCATTTTTCTCCATATTGGTTACGTCGAGGATCAGATCTCCTCTGCCCGCGGATCGAGAGTCCTCTTCAAGAATATACATTCTTTGGCCGTCAGGACCAGTTCCTTCTTCTGGAACATGAATGGCTAAACGAATAGAGAAGTTTTTGAAGTATGTTTCAATTGTTTCAGGAAGACTAAATATATTTTTAGAGTTATATCTAAGGTCTATGTCTTTTAAGTTACCAATAAGGTTGTACATTACGTCTTGTCCATTTACGATATCTCTGCGGGAAATGTTTAGAATTTCCTGTCCCCCAATGTCTTCGAACAATAGGTTTGTCATTGCGTCTACGGGCAGGGCAGATTCGTTAAACTGAATAATATCTGGAGTTGCAATCTTTATTCCCGAGTTTGGCTGGTTGATATCTGTGTGCTGGATAGCGGGAACGTCTGGAGTAGCACTAACGCCTTCTGACATTATACAACCTCACTTAGGTATACGGACATACTGGGTCCATCTGGCCCACGGTCATAGTCAATATAATAGACCACAAATCTAGAGTCTTCTGGGGCAACCTCGTCGACGCCGTTCTCATTCTTATAGTCAATCTGAACGATATCCCCTAGCTGTAGTGTTGGCATTCCGAATACCTCGATCCCTACGGACTTTCGTGGCTTCATAATTCTCTGTGTTAGCCAAAGCATGAGACTGTCTGCGGTATCCTTACTCTGGATATAGGGGGCGTCAATGGAGAAGTCTGAACGTCCCTCTGTTAGTCTGCTTAGTTTTATGTCTCGGTAGTCTTCTTTAAATTTTTCTGGGGGAAGTATTACCACGTCCCCCGAAAATTGAGGATCGGACATATCGCTAACCCTCTCAAAGTATTCGTCTACTGTGAGCTCATTGTTAGATTGCTGAGTAAAGGTTACTCCCTGAATTCTTAAATAGTTTCCGCTAGTAGAGTCCAGAGTCAAAGCTGTATCTGTAGAGTTAAACACCAAGAATTCTGCGCCATATGCCCCAGCTCTAAACCCAGATACCGTATACCCTTTGAGTCTATTGAACGTTGGAGAAATCTTTGCAGAAAGTGCTGGGTAGGCCTTATCATATCTGATATTAAAGTACGCGGCCTCTCTCATAATTGTTCCGAACTCTTCAAAATAGATATTGTACTTGGGAGGTTCCGAGGTTCCTATTCCAGAAAGGTATGTAGACTGAATTAGACCGCTCATGGCATACTTTTGAAAGGCCTTGTTCGCATTGATCTCCTCGTCTCCGAAGGCTGCTCTCGCTGGTGCTTCTAGAGAAAAGGTTGAATTCTGGCTGTAGTTTTCTGTAAGAGCGTAGACGTTCTCAAACATGGACTTTGTAGATCCCCTTGAGAATAGAGCGATATTGTTGTAGGCTGGTAGAGGGTCTGCGTCATCTACTATAGCTACAATAACATTGTTTATGTAAAGATAGAACCTTCTAGTTGTCCCTCTGTCTTCATACTCCACGGCTAGGTCGTAGACCGTAGTGTTTTCGTCTGCGTTCATTCTTGATTGTCCCGCAAAGTTTCCGCTATCAACCAGGATATTTCCAATACCGCTCCAGAGTGGAACAGGAATGGCTGAGGCTGTAGGAGACGATTGAGAAGAATCTTTTTTTACCTTATAGAAGAATAGGTTGTTTACGTTCTGCTCTGACTCATAGCTTGTGATGTTTGCTGCTGTCAAGGCTGCGATCTCAAAGTAGTAACCATTATTTGTTTCTGGATTAACGAGAAGGCCTAGCCCAGCGGATCCACCAGCGATGGTCACATCTTGGTCAGACCGAGTATCTGTGGTCGTAAAGTAAGTCATGGAACCCAAGGGGTTCTGGCCGCGTATTTCGCTATTTTCAATCTTACCAACAATTCTAACCCTGGTCCCAAAATGTCTAAACCTATTCTCCAGTGGCTTGCTAATGTATGTTACAAAATCGATTGCGGGGGATGATGACGAAGCAAAGCTTCCATTCATGATAAGAGCAGAAGACTGAACCGTTGCGGGGTATGCCTGTATCCTAGGGATTTCGGTTGCGTTTTGGGTTGCGAAGAAGTTTTTTATCAGATCTGTTCTGGTAGTCTCTTTTGCTCGAACATTGCTAATCCCCGCGGCGCCGATAGAAGTTTCGGGTAGCGTCTGATTTTTTCTAAATAGATACTTGGAATCCATCGTTAGTCCACGAACATTGTCGTCTGACTGCCAGTAATCACTCACTCCCGCGCTATGGTAAACAATGTCCGTTCCAAACTTGCCTCTTCCGTGTTTTGAGACTTCTCCGTTAGCAAGCCTAAAGACTCCGTCATTCGATTCGTAGTTTGGCTCCGAATATATTCTAACCAATCCCGTTGGATAAATCTTTCCATTAAAGGGAACCTTTGAGAAATAGTTTTGATACTCTTTGACGCTACTAATCCAGACGTTGTCTCCATCAGAAGAGCCTGAAAGAAGCTCTGCCAAACTGAGTCCTGGGATATTGTACTGAACGGCATCATACTTCAAGATCTCTCCGTTGGCATAGAAGTATCCATTATACCGAGTCATACAGTAAACGCCTTCTCCAAAATCAATAACGTTGTTTTGTATTTGATGATTTTCTACAAAGGGGATCTGTTCTGATAGATCTGAATTAATGGGTACAGCACCAAGAACATAGGCCGACTGCTCTCCAACCTCCTCGTTCACTGAACGAACATTGTCTGTAGCAGAGACCTCCCAAAGCAGAGCAGGCTTATAAATCCAAGTCTTGTCCCTATCCAGAAGGCTCGCCTGCTTGATAGAAGAGTAGGACCTCTGAATGTATCGTGTTGAATAGGTTATGGTTCCGTCATTGAAGATCTTGTTGTCTTGTGAGGATATACTTACAATGTTAGTTAAGTTATCTGTTGTAGGATTGTTCTTCACTACCCCAGTATCTGAGACATTCTTTGTTCCTGAAAGGATAATGTCCGTAGGACGTTCTTCTAGCGTGGGCATCATGTACCCTTTGCTCATTACGACAAAGTTGTTATACTCATCAAAGAACATGGCTGATTGAGTGGACCTGGCCAGGTCATTCAAGATTTCCGCTACCGTTTTGTCTGGCGCAATATAAAAGTATGGAATGACCTCCTCTGGCTCCTCGGCGTTTCTCCTAAAGACATAGTTTGAAAACCCCGAAGAATCGAGCAGCATAGATACTGCTTGACTCAGCGAGGCGTCCTGAATTAACATCTGGGGGGCAGGGCTAGACTCAAGATAAAGGAACATGTCCCTCAGAGATAGCGTTGCCGATCGGTCCTTATTGTTTATGTCTGGAAAGCCCTCGGAGTACATAGTCTTAATAGGAACGAAGAAGTCTAGACCATTCACACCAACGACTATTTCGTAAGTTTTTATTTGAATGTTTTGAGACGTGTAGTCTTTTATGAGGCTGTTCTTGTTTTCCTTAAAGAATGCTTGGTCAAAATCAAAGAGAGAAAGGCTTCCTGTAGAAGCAAGCAATTGACCTACCGGAAGACCGCTAACTCCAAGGTCAGAGGCAGACTTCTTAAGACTAAAGCTTGTTGTCTTTTCTGACAAGTCCACAGCTAGCCTGGGAGATAGTTCAATAAGGTCGAAGGTTGAGTCGAAGACATTCATCTTCTTGACCACAACACGCAAACCGCCTATATATTGAAACTCTCTATAGACAGCGCCCTCATTGTTTATATCAATTAAGGAAGGTGGAGAAGTTAGGTCTGTGACAAAGCCAACGGAGCGAGTAATTTCGTCTAAGATATTCCAACCGTACTCTGCCGAGAACGATTCATACTCCCCTTCAAGAACAATGTGTATTGTTCCTCTCTCATTCTCTTGGGCCCTTACGAGAAAAGCCGTACCGTTGGGCAGTCCTTCCGTTCCTGGAAGTAGTGATTCCGAAGAAACTTCTTTTTCATAATTAAAAATATCGTAGTATTTGTCAGGTATAGATAGGCCGTAGTAAAGCTCTAGATAACCGTCGGGGCCCAGAATGGGGTCCCCATTCCTTCTTAATGAGGATGCCACAAAGCTCATAGCATCGGTCCAGTTGTCGTTATGTAGGTACTGAATCTTCCATTCAGTCGGCGTCGTTTGGTTGCTGAATCCAAAGAAGGGGTCGTCAAAAGTCTCTGACGAGTTTTTAAAGGGGCCGAGGTCTACACTTCCTACGTTTGTTTGTGTTTTTATGACAATCCTATTAGCAGGAACTTTGTTTTTGTAGACAACGAATGGGGCCGCATCGTCAATGTAGTGTTGTCCATCTATGGTCTCGTTTGCAATTCCTCGCTCAACTCCACCCTCAGTCCTGTATGAAGACCAATACTTGAATGAATCCTTCTTATCGGACATGTAGTATCTGGGCCTTTGGGCCATACTTATCGTGTCGTGATGAAAATATTTATTTTCAAAAAAGCGAAGCTTATTGATCCCCGAACGGGGGCGGAATCTCCCAAAACAGTCCTCTAAGGAGTACAGAGTTTTTTCTTTTTCTTTGGTTGATGTAAAGGCTACGGGAGATTCGTCATCATCAAATCCACCATCAATAACTACATCAGCATCAGTAGCGCCGGTATAAAATAAAGATTCTTCGTCTTGGTAGCTAAATGACTCTGCAATACTATTGTACTGAGGAGTATCTAGATCATTTGGACGGTATCGATAGTTGCCTACCCTGGAAATATTGCTGGCGATGTTCATATTCCACTCAGCAATCACCGCTGATTTAAGCCTAATTGTGGCAGAGGTCTCTAGGTGAGTCTTTAGCTCATCATTAACGAACATTAAACTTCTTCCAAGCTCAAAGATATATCCCAAAAGTCGTGGGTTGATCGACCGCGGGCAGCGACGTCATAGTTAAAGTCTTCAAACATTACCTCCAAGACTTCATTGTACTGCCCTAGTCTATTATACTGGTCTGTATCGAAGTTTGTCAACTTGTCGTAGGCCAAGAAAACCCAGAAGGAGCCTTTGTGATTTTCGTACCAGTTCAGAATGTCTACCCCTCCTGCCCCATTGTCTGCGGTGTAGGCCAAGTCATTAGCTCCAATGACTGTCTGTCCAGTTACTGAGTTAAAGTTTTGCTCAGACGAAAGGGCTCGTGACGGAAGGGTCTTCCAAGAAGTTGATATGTTTAGCTTGTCTGCAATATGATAGGAGCGAAGGTTTCCATTAACGTTTCTGACCTTGTTCTCTATCCTGTTGTTCTTAAAGCTAATAGGCTCTCTGTTATGATCGGAAAGAATGATAAAGTCTTCCATTTCTGTACCGTCAGGGATATAGAAGCCATTGTCTAAAATGGCTGGCTTGTCAGAGAAGACCATCGCTTGTGGCCTACCCCATTTTTGACGTCCTGACATATATGTGGCGGTTGACATTAGAGCT